GTGACGGCGGAAATGATGAGATAAGTATAACTATGGGAACATCGTCTAGCTCTTCGAGCTCTAGTTCAAGTTCTAGTTCTTCTAGTTCAAGTTCTAGCTCAAGTTCTAGCACTTCTACATAAGTAGAAAAGGAGTTTGATGAGTGGTTGTTTCACTTTTAAAATAAAGGCTAATTTTAGCGAACTTGATTTTTCTGATGCGAGTATTCCTTTGGGGCAAATTGCTCAAAAAATAGCTACTGAAGCTCAAAAGAATATTCGCACTCAGACTAATCTTGATGGTTCTGCATTCAAGCCACTATCAGTTAAGACTCTTAAAGAGAAACGTAGGCTAAAGGTAGCTTATCCTAAAAGAGCATTATATAGAAAAGGAATTATGTATAAAGCAATACATGTTTACAAAGTAAGCAAAAATGCTTTTTCTATAGGTATAATGCCAAGAGGAGTTCCGCCACGTAATAAAATTGGACAAATACATCAAGAAGTTGGTCCAGTAATAAGAACTTTTTTAGGTATGAATACAAAAACTATTAATTGGGCGATAGCTAGAATGGATAGATGGTTTATAGAAACAAAACAAAAATCTGTTAAAAGGTCTTATAGCACAAGCTATTAAAAAAAGGAGTTAGTGATGATTGATCCAATCAGTGTAGGGATAACAAAAGAATACGCGTTGAAAGATGATAAGAAGAATCCAACAATATGGCTTATCGGAGCATTAGATTCTATTATGAAATCTAAGTTTCTTGCTGGGTTTGGGAAAGTAGAAGTAAAAGATGGCAAACCAGTTTATGTTCAAGGTGATGTTGATTATACTCAAAATAATTTTACTCTTGTTAAATATGGTTTAAAGGGATTTAAGAATTTTAAACTTAATGACAAAGAAGTTCAATTCAAAACAAAGAAAGAAAAAGTTTTTAATGTTGAGATGGAAGTTGTCGATGAAGAAACTTTAAAGAAAATTCCTTTATTTGCTATTAATGAATTAGCTAATGAGATTTGGGGAGAAAATAGGGTAGGTGAAGATTTAGAAAAAAACTAAAATTGGCAGTCGAGGTGTCTAGTTTAGGTCTTGATTGCCACAATTGTAATGAACACCAAAAGAAGTTTCGTGGTTGCAATGGGAAACCAGTTCAACCATATTTGATTGATGGAAAGCCGGCAGATAGATGTATAGCAAAACTTTTACCACCGGAGATAAAGATATATATAAGGTATTATCAAGCTTACAAGAAAGGATTTTTACCTTTTCCTGGAAGTCTTTCGCAACAACCGGCAAAGTTATTAGATATATTTGATATATTAGAGTCAGCAGAAATAAAAGCAATGGAGAACAAATACAAGGTGTAATATGGCAGTAGGCGATAGAGAATTTAAAGTTCAATTAAAGTTTGAGGATCTTGCTACTGGTAAGATGAAGAAGGCTACCGCTGAGCAGATAAACTCAATGAAAAAAGTAGGAGTTCAGGTTAAAAAAACAGGTACCGCAGCCCAAGTAAGTTTGAACAAAATGGGGGTTGCACACGAGAAAGCCGCTCATAAAGCAAGATTCCAAAATAGAGAAATAGGTAAGTTAGCAGGTTCGATTGGATCTCTGCGTAATATGATACTTGTTTGGATGTTTGCATTACGACCATTGATTGCTCTTTTTAAGTCCGCTACTGAAGCAATGACGATACAAGAAGATGCTATAAAACGTCTTAATTTTGCTATGGAAATCCAAGGAACTCATTCTGAATTTATGGAAAAGCATCTTCACAAATTATCCGCTGCTTTCCAAGAAACAACTCGCTATGGTGATGAAATGATATTGCAAGTAATGGAAAAATTAATTACTGTAGGTGGAGTTATGCCTTCTAGTTTAAAAAGAGCAACCCAAGCAACTTTAGATTTTGCGGCAGGGACTGGTAGAGGATTATCAGAAGCTGGTGAACTTATAGCAAAAGGAGCTGTCGGATATACAATGCAAATAGCTAGGTTATTTGGAATTACTATTCCAAAAACTATGTCTGTAGCTAAACAATTTGAAATAGTGCTAGGGCTTATAGAAGGAAAAATGGGCGGAAGAGCTCAAAGAGATATAGCAAGTTATGGAGGCAGCGTAGCACAGATGTCTAATGCTTGGGGTGATGCAAAAGAATCTTTAGGTTTTTTTCTTAATAAATTATTAAAATTACAAGGAGCTTTTGTATTTTTAAAAGGTGTTTTTGATACATGGTCTGGTAAAAATGTTTCTACTGAAATGAAAAAAATAAATTTAGAATTAGAAAAAATCGAAGAATTCAGAGGTACTAAACAACCAATGATTAGTCAAGGTCAAGTAGTAGGATATATAGATTTTACTAAAGAAGAACAAGATGCAAAAAAAAGAATATTAATATTAAAAAGAACGCAGTTGCAAATACAAGAATTTATGGATTTAAAAAGAGAAGAGGAACAAGGTAAAGTTATAAAAGCAGAACAAGATAAACTAGCAATTCAGAAGCAATGGGATGATAAGTACATAATTTTTAGAAGAACTCAAGCTAAGTATCGCATGGAAGATTTGGAAACAGAATATGCTGCATATAGAGCGGCATATACAGATAATGTAACAAAACTGTTAGAAATAGAAGAAGAATATCAAGTTGAGAAAACAAAATTAATAAAGTTAGGGTTGCAAGAAGCAAAAGATCAATATGACGCTTCTGAAGTATTTATGAAAGCTTACGCCACTAATATGCGTGACGCTATGTCTGATGGTTTCTTTAAAGTTATGAAAGGTGATTTTGAAACTTTAGGTGATGTAGTAATAGCATTTGGCGATACTATGTTAAAAACCATTACTGATATTATTGCTAATTTAATAATAATGACAATATGGCAAAAAGCAGCTGGATTTTTAGGTTTTCCTGGTGGGGTAGCTGGAAAAGTAGTCGGAGCAGTGACTGCAACTGCTCATACTGGCGGTTATATTATGAATACAGATAATAGTTATGGATATCGTAAAAAGTTTCATAATGGTGGCGAAGTTCCGGCAACATTGCTTGAGGGTGAAGGTGTTGTTAATAGATCAGGAATGAATTCTTTAGGAGTTGATAATTTAAACAAACTTAATCGCGGTGAAGGTATGGGTGGAGGCACAACAGTAAATAATTATTATATTCAAACTATTGATGAACGTTCATTTAGAGAAAGACTACAAGAGAATCCTGATATTTATGCTGATGCTTCTGGAGCAGATATAAAAAATAATGGTCCATTACGACAAACTTCTCAAAAGTGGGGATAATATATGTCATATACAGATATTTTACAACTTACTCCTGAATTTGGATTAACTGAAGCTATAAATTTTAAAACCGAAGTTACTGAATCTGAAAGCGGTAAAGAATATCGTGATGCTTTATGGGATCATGGTTTAAGAGATTATAATCTTACTTGTAGATTTCTTACTCAAACAACAATGAATACAATTTGGCGTTTTTATATAGATAGAAAAGGATCTTATGATTATTTTCTTATTAAAATATTAACTGAATTTGAAGCAACTACTGAATCTGTTGGAACTGCTGATGGTATTGAAGATACTTTTTTATTAGTTAATTTTCCTGTTGACATTACTGGTAATAGCACTTGCACTGTTGGTGGAGTGGCAAATACAAATTATACATTAAGTAATAATTTTACTACTGAAAAATCATACATTACATTTTCTCCTACACCAGCTAGTGGGGCTATTTTATTGTCATACGAATATTATTTTAAAATTCGTTTTGCTGAAGATAAATTAACTAGAGAGTTAGCTGCTTATCAATTACTACATACAGGTATCAAATTAAAAGAAGTACGCTGGACATCTTACTCAACTCCAGATGTAGATTCAAGTTCTTCTTCAAGTAGTTCATTAAGTTCTAGTAGTTCTTCTAGTTCAAGTCGTTCTTCAAGTTCTTCTAGCTCAAGTAGTTCCAGCTCTTCGAGTTCTAGCTCAAGTAGTTCTAGCTCTTCGAGTAGTTCTAGTTTTTCAAGTAGTTCATTTAGTTCTAGCAGTTCTAGCTCTTCAAGTTCTTCATCTAGTAGTAGTTGGTCATCAAGCTCAAGTAGCTCAAGTAGCTCATTTAGCTCTAGTAGCTCTTCCAGTTCACTTAGTTCAAGTAGTTCTAGTAGTTCAAGTAATTCAAGTAGTCATAGTAGTTCAAGTGTTTCAAGTAGTTCTATTAGCTCAAGTAGCGCGAGTATTTAAAAATGTTAAATTTATCAGCAACATTAATAGCAATAAAAAATCAAATTCAACATAAGCCTGTTGAAATACATGATATTTATTTAGGTTCACAAGTTCTTGAAGATACTAATACACTTCACTTTGTCAATTTTTATTTCCCTATAAATTTTTTTACATATATTGGACATTCTGCTCAAGCATATACTGCTTTAGGAGTATCAAGGACAGCTACAAAAAAAACAGCTAGTGGAGAGATAGAACGCATTTCTTATAAGATAGATAATGTCAATAAAGCAATGGGTGCTTATGCTGCCGCTCATGATTTTCGAAATAAACGAGTTGTTACTAGGCTTATCTTTAGGGATCATTTAAGTTCTTACTTAGATGCTAAAATAGTTTTTGATGGATATATACAAAATATTTCTTTTCCAAAAAAATCAATGATTGCTTCTTGTACTCCAATAATAGGTTCTTTAAGTTTTGAACCTGGCTGGCCATACCAAATAGAATGCAATGCTCGTTTTGGTGATGCTTATTGTAAAATCAATAAAGAAGCTGCTGCTAATAAAGTTACTGGTACCGCTACTGGCGGGACTACAACTACATTGATTGATACTAATAATTTAACACAAGCTGATGATTATTGGAATTGGGGAACAGTTACTTTCACTTCTGGAGAAAATGATGGAAACTCAAGGAAAATTTTAGATTTTGATGCAGCAACAGATACGGTAACATTAGATTATGCTTTAGACAATGATGTAGCAATAGGTGATACTTATACTATTTATCGCGGTTGTGATAAAACTTTAAATATGTGTGACTCTACATATTCTAATACGGCTAATTATCATGGATTTCATACTATACCATTAACAAAATGAACGAACAAAATCTTAATAAATTAGTGGGAATACCTTTTAAATTAAATCGTAAAGATTTTAATGGTTGCGATTGTCGAGGAATTGTTTGGTTATATTATAGTTTTATTAAAAATAGAATACTTCCTTTTTCTGATGGAAAGAAAATATTTTTTAGGAATCCAAAAAACGATAAAGATCGAATGATGAATATATTAAAAACATTTACAACTCCTATAAGAATAAATGATTTACAAAAATCTGATATTGTAATTATAAATAATAATACTACAGTTGGATCATTGGGGGTATGTATTAATGATAAACAGATTTTACATATGGATAGAATTATTGGTTCTTGTTTAACAAGAATAAGATATTTAAAAGAATTTATATTATCAGGATATAGAATAAATGATTAAAAGAATATTTATATTATTTATATTATTTTACCTTGCTGGGATTGAGTATGCTCATGCTGTTCCTTTAGTAGTCTGGGCTGTTTCAGGTTTATGGGCTGCTGCATTATTGCATCCGTTTATTGCTTGGTTTACAATAATTTCAATAGCTTATTCATTAAGCACTGCTACTAATGCAGATAAACTAAAAGCATCAGGGTCTAAATACACTCTTCCTGAAATCACTAATGTTTGTTCTAATGAAGGAATAGTTCCTATTCTTTACGGAGGGCCTATACTCGTTGGAGGAACTGTTATTTGGCAATCTGATCCCGGAACTACCGTTCAACGTTTTCTTGCACTTAGTATTGGTGAAGTCCAATCAGTGACTAATGTAATTGTTGATGATAAAGATATCTCTGATTTATCAGATTGTAGTTATACAGCATATTTAGGGACATCTACACAGAATGTTGATTCCAGAGGGTCAAGCACTGTTAAGGGGTTAAGAGATGTATGTTATGTAGCAGTTACATTAACTGCTGGCGATGATGTAAGTAGTAATCCCACTGTTGGCGTAAGAGTTCAAGGTAGGAAGATAGAGACATGGGATTCAGGAATATCTACATGGGCTTCAACGAAAGCCTTTTCTAAAAATCCAGCAGCAATAATCCGCGATTATATGATATTAAGTTCTGTTTTAGGGGGTTGTGGAATTTCTTCAACTTTTATAGATAGCGATAGTTTTGGAGAATTTTTTACGCATTGTGCTACGCGTATTAATAATGGTTCTGGTGGAACTGAACCAAGATATGAATTAGATATAATTCTTGATACTAAGCACTCAGCATTAGATAACTTAGCTAAAATGCTAATTACTTGCAATGCTCAATTAATACATAGTGGTGCTACATATAAATTAGTTTATGAACAATCTAATGAATCAACAGTGCAAGCATTTACAGAAGATAATATCACCAAAGATTCTTTTGACTATGGATATGGAAAAGCTGATGATGTGCCTAATAAAATAGGAATAGAATGGATTTCACCATTAGAGATAAAGAATCCAAAACGAATTGCTTGGGCTGAAGATGAATTAGACCAAGCAGTCCGTGGTATAAGAGAGCAAAAAATAGAAATGTATGGAATAATTAGACAATCACAAGCTTCACGAATGGCTAAGAAAGCATTATATGAAGGTAAACTTTTAGATATTTGGTGTTCATTTGAATCAAATATGTCAGCTATGCATTGTGAACCTTATGATGTTGTTTCAGTTACTCATAGCCGACCAAATTGGACCGCAGCAGAATTTAGGATAATGCAAATTGAAGAAGTGAATTTCGGAAGAGCTAAATATACTTGTGTAGCTTATAATAGTTCTGTATTAGATGATGGTTATGGTTCTACCTTTGATGATTGGGATTATGGCTCACCACCAAATCCTTATAAAGCAGTAACTGATGTTACTAATATTGCTTTGTCAGAAATTGGTTGGGCTAATACTGATGGAACATGGGTAATGAATATTGATGTTAGTTGGACAGCTCCAGCAACTAAAAAAGAATTACTACGAAATTACATTATTGAATTAAAAAAAGGAAGTGATGATTATAAGCAAATAGGAGTTGCAGTAGCTTCAGCTACAACTTTTAGAATAAG